CAGACAACACGGCGACCGGGTACACGGCAGAGCTTGTCTACTACGCAAAGATCGCGGCTTTGTCCGACACGAACACAAGCAACTGGCTGCTCACGCACAACCCGGACATATATCTCTACGGCACGTTGATGCAGAGCGCGCCTTACCTGCAGAACGACGAGCGCATAACCGTATGGGCGAGCCTGTACCAGCGAGCGATTGATGATCTTGAAGTGAGCAACCAACGAACGGCTGGCCAAACCAGCGTCAAAATGAGGGCAGTCGCACTGCAATAACTATGGCATTTACCAATTATCTCGAAAACAAAGTCTTAGATTATGTGTTCAGCGGCGGCAGTTTTAGCCAGCCTGGCACCAAGTACCTAGCGCTTTACACGGTTGCACCGACTGACAGTTCGGCTGGCACCGAGGTCACCGGCGGAGGGTACGTTCGGCAAACCGTGACTCTGACGACGAGCGGCAGCGACACCACAAACAGCGGTGCGGTCGAGTACGCAACAGCGACCGCTGGATACGGCACTGTCGTCGCAGTGGCGGTGCTTGATGGGTCATCGGGAAGCGCGAATATGCTGGCCTACGCCTCTCTTACCGCAAACAAAACGATCGGGGTCGGCGATGTTTTTCGCGTGCCGGCCGGCGATTTGGACATCAGCCTTAACTGATGAGTCAGGGGTGGTCTAATGGNAGCTGGAANCAAGGCAAATATGGCGTTTGGTCGTATCAAGATTGCAGCGCCGCTACGACAGCTGCAAGCACTGCTGCGGCGTCTGCGACAGTCGTTACAGACGGCCAAGCAGCTGTCAGTGCTGCTTCTGTTTTTACCGCGAGCGCTGATCGTGTTGACCCAGGCACTGCGTCTGCGGTTGCGACAAGCAGTTTCACTGCTGAAGCGGTCGTTGTCTCCACTGGGCCCGCGTCTACTGCTGCTATTTCAACAGCTACGGCAATCGCTCAGCGAGTGTCTGAAAGCTCTGCGCAATTTGCTGCGGCGTCTACGACAAGTGCTGCAGCTGTCATGGTCGCAAGCGCGTCAGCAAGTATTGCGGCTAATTCATCAATCGCAATCATTGGTGGCGTCGTTCATAGCGCGAGTGCGTCGGCGACTGCAGTCTCTACGGTCAGTGCTGTCGGCGAAATTAAGTGGCAAACGCAACCAAGCGCAAGCACCAACTACACAAAACAGCCCACTGCCAGCACAACCTGGCAACGGGCAGCGTGAGGAATAACTGATGGCTGACACCTTCGAGAGCCGACTACTTCTACGGCAACAAGAGAGCGGCTCCAATAGCGGAAATTGGGGCTCACTCTTAAACGAATCGGTAGCAACAATCGCGTCCGCGTTTGGCTATGGAAACGAGGTTTTGGGTAGCGACGCGGATGCAACGATCACGGTGGCCAACGATGGCTCAAGCATTGACGCGGCCAGGGCAACATTCGTAAAAATTACAAGCTCGGCAACGCTCTCTGCGACCAGGACGATCACCTTCGCACCGCTCACCTTGAACCAGGTGAAGACGATAGAAAACAGCACAACCGGCGGTCAGAGCCTCATCATAAAGCAGGGATCTGGCGCAACAGTCACGATCGCCAACGGCGCAACTAAGGTTGTCTATTTCGACGGTGCCGGATCTGGCGCAGCGGTGACGGATGCGCTGAGTGGCTTGGAATTGTCTGCCGGCCTGGTTACGACATCTGCGATCGCAGACGACGCAGTAACAGCGGCGAAAATTGCAGACAATGCGGTCGATATCGCGCGACTCAATGTGAGTGACGGCTCAGCAGGTCAGTCTTTGACCACAAACGGGAGTGGCACATTATCGTTTGCAACGATTGGCGGCGCGTTCAACGACTTCGCCATCAAAACGGCTAATTACACCGCAGTCAGCAAAGACCAACTCATTGTCAACTCAAGCAGCGCCGTGACGATCACGCTGCCTGCAAGCCCAAGCGCGGGCAATGTGGTTTTCATCAAAAACGCGGGAACCGGCACAGTCACAGTAGCCCGAAATGGAAGCAACATAAATTCAACGGCAGACGATGGGGAACTAGCGGCAGATGCTGCCGCGTCTCTTGTTTACGTCGATGCAACTATCGGATGGGAGGAGCTTTAAGACATGGCTATTAAACTAGGCGGCGGTGGTAGCAGTTCACAGATAGGTGAAGTGGTTTTATTAAATCGTTTAGAAAATGTCGTTACGTTGGCTGACGGCAGGGTTTACTTAAAGGCCGGGGTAGTCGAAACAACGACGTCAACTTATCCTGATGCGCCGACTAGCTTCGTTAATACCGATAGTTTCTCTGTGAGTAGCCAAGAAACTTCACCGTATGGTCTTGCTTACGACGGCACATATTTATGGGTTGCAGGTGGTGCTGGAGACGATGTTACCAAGTGGAGTACGGCTGGTGTCTATCAAAATGTTTCTTTTTCTACAGCTAGTCAAGACGGGTTGGTGTTTGGGCTAGAGTTTGACGGAACAAACTTTTGGGCATCAGGCTACTTAACCAATAAAATCTACAAATACAATTCGTCAGGCGTTTATCAAAATTCCTACATTGACGTTTCATCTCAAACTACCACTCCTTACAACTTAACTTCTACCGGAGTTCACCTTTGGGTTATTGGGAGGACTGAGGCCACTATATTCAAATACGACTTAAATGGTAATTACCAGAATGTATCTTTTTCTGTGGCGGCTCAAGAATCAAGCCCTAGCTCTATTGAGTGGGACGGGGCTAACTTTTGGGTTGGTGGCAGCACCGGAAACGTCTACAAGTACAACGGCTCTGGCGTTTATCAAAATGAGTTATTTAAGGTAGGAAACCAAATAACTACTCTTAATGGAGTCCGGTGGGACGGGACTAATTTTTGGGCTTTGAGTCAAGATCCAGACTCAGTATTTAAATATCAGCTTGGAATTGGCTTAGCCAAGATTCCAACCGGAGGATCACACTCTATGACATCGGACATGGTTTATTTAGGGGCTGAAGCATACATGAGGGTAAAATAATGTCTTTAATAATAGTAGAAGATAATATTTCAGTTGAGACAAAAGCCCGTAGATGGCGCGATAAAGAACTCTTGCGAACAGATGTCGCTGCTACCGTTTCTGACTACCCGAATACCGCCGCGATTTTGGTGTACCGCCAAGCCCTTCGCGACTGGCCATCCTCTGACCAGTGGCCCCACGAGAGACCGATGATGGGATCTGCATGACAGAAGAATTAATAACCATCGGTGATCAAGACATTAAATTCACCGACTTGGAGCAAGACGCGCAAGTAATCGTGCAGCGCGTTCGCGCTTTGCGGGAGGCGCAACAGCAACTCCACATTCAGCTTATCGAGAGCGAGCGCGTGATCAAGGCTTGGGAAGCTGACCTGCACGACCTGGTGCATGCCGTTGAAGAAAACGAGGAAGAGTCGGCCTAGTGGCTGGGCCCACGCAAAAAGAATTAGCGCAAGCAGCGCTGGCTCGCATAGAAGCGCATGAGGCGCTGTGCCTTGAGCGGTTCAGCAATATAGAGCGCCGCCTCGATAGCGGCGCAAAGAATTTTGAGAAACTTGAGCGGATGATCTTTGGCCTTTACGCCTTAGTGCTTGGCTCGGTTTTGGTGCCGTTTTTATTGTCTATGGGCTAAGTCATGGTAGGCGAAATCGCAGCAATTGTGGCCGGCGTCAACGCCGCGACATCTGCGATCAAGCAGGTCGCAGAGACTACTAACGACATACAAAGCATAAGCGGATTTCTTTCGACGCTGGGTGGGGCAGAAGTCGAAATAGCCCGCAAGCAGAACGAAGGAAAATTGTCGGAGGCCGATGCTGTCAAAGCGGCTTTGGCAAAAAAGCAGATTAACGAAACGATGCAAGAGATTAAGGATCTCTTCACCGTGACCGGCAACAGTGACTTGTACAACGATGCCATGCGGGCCATGGCAGATGCCCGCAAGGCAAAGCAGCTGGAGCTAGCTAGGCGAGCAGCTGCAAAGAAACAATTTTGGAGAGACGTGAAGCAGCTAGCTGCGGTGATAGTGACAGTAATCATTCTTTTGCCGATTACTCTGGGCTTGCTGCTGTCTTGGTTGACTAGCCGATGATGCTGTTTCTGTTGGTCGTCATCGTTAACGGCGAGCCCATAGCAGACCAGTTTTTTTATCGCGATATCACCAGATGCAACACCTTCGCCAGGTACGTCGAATCTGGGAAAGTGGATTTGGTAAGAGATCGCCGGGTGCAAAAGCAGGAAAACATAACCGCGTACTGCATCCCGAAACGAATGCCCAAAAATACACAGACATGGGATTAAATTCGGGTATGACCACCGAGAAACGGCTTTCCCCAAACAGTGACTACGCCCAATTCGATACCGACGGAGACGGCTATGTGTCGGACTCAGAACTGGAGATGAGCAGAGACTTGCAACACTTAAAGCAATCAATGGAAAAAGCGCAGGCGCAACGCGCGATGGCCTGGTTCGCGTTGATCGGCATGTTGCTGTACCCGTCACTGGTCGTTTGCTGCAGCTGGTGGGGCCTAAGCCAAGGAGCCGATTTGTTGGGGTCGATGGCACCAACGTATTACGCGTCAACTGCGGTATTGGTGGCCAGTTACTACGGGGCTTCAGCTTGGCAAAACCGGGCCAACGGAGGTAACGGCAAGTGAGTTTGATGAGCACTCTGCTTTCTCCTGTGGCCGAAATCGCCGGCACCTGGATGAAACAGCGCGGAGATGAGAAGCAGGCGAAGCACCAAGCCAAGATGCAGGTGATTCAAAACGGCGCAGCCTGGGAAGCCAAAATGGCTGACGCCAGTGCGTCAAGCTACAAAGACGAATTCTGGACTGTGGTGCTAGCCATTCCGATTTTTATGATTGGCTACGCGATAGCAATGGACGACACGGCTGTTATCGACCGGGTAGCGCTTGGCTTTGAGGCGCTGAACGCTTTGCCCGAATGGTATCAGTACCTTTTGTTTTTGGCGGTCAGCGCCAGCTTTGGCATACGCGGGGCAGACAAATTGATGAAGTTAAGAAAATGAGCGAGCGACTGATCAAAATGCTCAAGCGCCACGAAGGCGTGAAGAGCCATGCGTACCGATGCAGTAGCAACAAGATCACCGTAGGTTGCGGAAGAAATATTGACGAGAACGGCGGCATTGGCCTCACAGACTCCGAGATCGACATGCTGCTAGCAAACGACATCAAGCGCGTCGAGCAAGAGCTAAAAGATCGTTTCAGCTGGTACAGAAATTTGGACAGCGTGAGGCGTGAAGCGATGATCGATATCGCATTCAACTTAGGCATAACGAAATTGCTTGGCTTCAAGAAGGCGCTGGCTGCGATGGAGTCTGGCGATTATTTCTGGGCCAGTACCGAATTTAACGCCAGCCGCTGGGCAGAGCAGGTTGGCTACAGAAGCGATGAGCTCTGCGACATGATCGAAACAGGTGAATACCGTGTCATTGCTTAATATCGCACCGCCACCAGGCGTCGTTAAGAACGGCACCGATTTGCAGCAGGCCAACACTTGGAGCGATGCAAACTTGGTCAGGTGGTACGAAGGCGCGCTGCAGCCAGTAGGCGGCTGGCGAGCTCGCACGACGTCGGCAATGAGCGGCGTTTGCCGCGCTTTAATCGCATACCTTGATAACAGCCGCAACCGGCGCACGGTCGCAGGCACGCACACGAATCTTTACTTTATCGGCGAAGACAACACGGTCACAGACATCACGCCCACTGGCTTCACAACAGGCAACGCCGATGCAGTGCAAAACCTTGGCTATGGCGGTCTGACGTGGGGCGCAAGCACTTGGAACACGCCGAGGCCAGATAGTGGCGCATACACGCCGGCAACGACCTGGTCGCTCGACACGTTCGGTGAGTTTGTTATCGCGTCAGCGACGAGCGACGGCAAGATTTACCAGTGGGCCAACAGCCCGGCGTCTGCAGCTGCGCTACTGAGCAACGCGCCTACCGGCAACAACGCGGTTGTCGTGAGCTCTGAGCGTTTCGTGTTCG